GTACCAGGTACCACTTTAAAAACCTCAATAACAGGAAGTACCAGGTACATGGCTACATAAATACAATAGCTGAAGCACTGGAAAAGGTGTACAGGGGTGAAATCACGAAGCTAACTATCTCGGTTGCGCCCAGGTTGGGCAAGACTAAGATAGCAGTACAACACTTTATTGCGCATGGACTTGAGCTCAACCCGGCTGCAAAATTTATACACCTTACCGCTAGTGATAGCCTTGCACATGATAACAGCGAAGAAACAAAGAACATAGTTAAATCGGCTGAGTACATGGAAGTGAATCCGCATGTACGCATTAAGCAAGACACGGACAGTCGAAAGAAATGGTACACTACAGCAGGCGGGGGCTTGTATGCCTTATCTGCCGGGGGACAAGTTACGGGCTTCGGTGCCGGTATAAGGGATATGGAAGATGAAGAGTTTACCGCATACCTAGCAACATGTACGTTCGGCATATCTGAAACATTTGGCGGGGCGATAGTTATAGACGATGCTATTAAACCCGAAGATGCGAACAGTGACCTAAAGCGTGAGGCAGTTAACAGGCGGTATGTATCAACAATAAAGAACCGTAGGAACAGTACCAAAACACCAATAATAATTATTGCGCAAAGGGTTCACAAGATGGACCTAATAGGCTACGTAAACGCTATTGAGCCTGGCGAATGGGTGAACGTGGTTATTCCTGAATTGTGGTTTGATGATAACAATATACCGCAATGCCTTGATCCGAAAGTAAGGCCCGTAAGCGAATTACTAGCCATGCGTGACAGCAACGAAGCCGAGGTAAGGTACATTTTCCAAACGCAACACCAGCAGAATCCACAGACGCGCGAAGGGTTGATGTTTCCACTAGAAGATATGAAAACATACAACCCTGCAAACTTCAATCCGCTTGAACACGCAGAGGTAAGGTATATGTATGTTGACCCAGCAGACACTGGCACAGACGATTTAGCAGCCCCACAAGTGGCATTGATTGGCAGCGACGTGTACTTATTCGATGTAGTGTATAACAAGAAGGGAGCCGATTACAATCAGGCGGTTATGATTGATAAAATGACTGCCAATAAGATTGACAATGTAGAGTTTGAAGGTATCTCAGCTTGGAAAATAATGGGTGTCAACCTTCGTAATTCACTGGTACAAAAAGGATGGGAGGGCGAATTCAGAATTATAAAATCAACCACCAACAAGCACACCAGGATAAACGCTAACCATTCATGGGTTAAGCGTCACCTGTACTTACGCTCTGATTGGGCAGAGATACCGGAGTATAGACGGTTTGTTGAAAACCTTACCGCATACTTGATTGACCAAAGTAAAGGCGGTAACGCGCATGACGATGCACCGGACGCAATGGCAGGCGTAGCCATGTACTTTCAGCGCAACTACGGGCACTTATACACTATGGGGGGTGGGTAACATGTATTTTCGCATGCGTTGGCTTATGTGCAATTTTGTTAGGCAATGACAGGCAAGCAAGTAGAGATAATGCGGAATTACAAGACCTATATTGACAACTCAAATGTTGATAGGTTGCCAAGTACATTCAATTTCTATTCTACCAGCTTCGACCTTTCGGCTATTTGGGGCGAATATACAGACGGTAACTTAGTTAGGCTATTCCATGAAGTAGCTGAGATATACGCGCCTACGTCAATTATCGCAGACAGGGTAGCCGGGGCAAACTGGCAGCTACGTAAACTATCTGACGATTCTATAGTTACCAACAATAAGTACATGGAAAGGCTAATGCAACAGCCTAACCCTATTCAGAATTGGCAGGACTTTATACAGATGTCAGAGATTTACGAGTTAATCACTGGTAAGTCTTACATCTATGCCAATGTACCTACAGGTATGCAGGTTAGTTACCGCAACATTGCAACGCTAATCAATCTACCATCAGACGGGGTTCAGATTCAGTTACAGCCAATATTGAAGTTGCTTTCCGCAACAACCAAAGAGGATTTAATACAACATTACTTATGTTCGGACGGGTGGAACGGCTTAAATACAATCATGCCTGAGTTTGTGCTATACTCAAAATTCAGCAGCATAGAATCACGCGATTACGGTATTATTGGCAAATCTCCACTACTATCAGCACAAAAGGCGGTAAGTAACCTACTAGCTGTTTACTCAGCTAGAAACGTGATATACACCAAGCGCGGTGCGTTGGGCATGTTGGTAAGCAAGAAGGGTGACGATACCGGGTTGCAGCCACTGACGGCAAACGAAAAGAAACGAGCTATTGACGATTACAATAACACCTATGGTGTGACTAATAGCAAGTCACCTGTAGGTATTACAGATGTGCCATTAGAGTTCATTAAGATTGCTGCAACTATTCAGGAGCTTGAGCCATTCACGGAAACCGAACACGATGCAGCTGCTATATATGCTACTTACAAGGTACCAAGGGAGTTAATGCCAAGGCAAGAAGGTAGCAAATACGAAAACCAGGCAGCAGCGGAGAAGTCTGTTTATGAGAATGTAGTTATACCGAGGGCGCAAAAGAAGGCCCAAAGCCTAACTAATTTCCTGAAACTTAATGAAATGGGTATGTACTTACATGCTGATTTCAGTCACGTTAATGTACTCCAAGAAAATAAAAAGGAGAAGGCCGAAGTGGATTGGCGCAATAACGAAACATGTAGAGTACAGTTTATTCATGGGTTGATCACGCTCAATGATTGGCGTATTAAACTAGGGTATCAGGCTATTGCTAATAGCTTCTACGAAAAACTACTATACGACATGTCTCCAGAAGAACTGGCAAAGGTCATGGAAATAATTAAATTGAAAGGCAATGATGGAAGCACTCAGCAACAAAATGTTTCACCCGACCAACAACAAAATAACGCACAATGACACTACAGGAATTGAAACAAAAGAGGGGCAACAGCCCGATGCGTTACAAGTCGCTAGGGATAACAGATGTGAAGATAGACGTAACGAGCCGGAAAATATCGGGCTACGGAGCGATATGGAATAACATTGACGATGCGGGCGACATGCTTGTAAAAGGTTGTTGTTCTAAATCTATCAGCGAGCGCGGGCCGGGTAGTGCTACTAACCGTAAAATGGTGTTCTTAAATCAGCATGAAACAGATGAGCCGTTAGGCCGATTGATTGTGCTGGTAGAAGATGAAAAGGGTTTATACTTCGAGGCGGAACTAGACCCAATAACTAAGGCAGACGAAGTATTGATACAACTTCAGTCAGGCACTTTGAATCAATTCAGCATAGGGTACAACTACGTGTGGGACAAATGCGAATGGGTTGGCGGCGACAAAATGCAGCCAGGGTATTTACTGGTAAAGGAAATTAACCTATTTGAAATCTCAGTTGTAACATTTGGCTGCAACGAAGAAACAGGCTTTGAAGGCATGAAAGGCAGTAAGGCAGTAACGCCAATAGTTGAAGACATGGCAAAGCTATTGTTTGCCATTGACGCTGAAAGTAAGTCATTGCCGTTTGCGGTATCATTGAAAGTTAAACAGCTACTATCTAAATATATCGCACTCAGCGAAACGGAGCCGGGGGAACCCACTCCACCAGTAGAGCCGCAAAAAAAGAAGGGGTTGGATTTATCCATATTAACTAACGCTTTAAACAAAAACAAATAATGAAAAAGCTGAAAAAGCTCCTACAGGAGCAAAAAAAGTGGGATGAACTGAGCGAAGAAACGCAGTCATTCGTGGAAGCTCAGGACGAACACCTAAAGCAGTTCGCAGAGGTTAGCGACCTTGAAGTTAAAATAAGGGACTTCATGGGCGAATTTGCAAAGTCGAACGGCAAAGGTTTGAGTGAAGAACAAATGACAGACCTTTCAGAGGTAATTACCGGCTTCAAAACTCTTTCACAGGACGTAAAGAAAATGAAAGATGAAGGAGTAAGCGGCAATTCGTTTGTTGATCCGTTCCGCAAGGCACTGGAAGACAATGCCGAAAAGCTGAAAGACTTTAAGTCTAAGAAGATTCGCGACCTTGAATTAAAAGATATACCTTTTTACTCAAAGACCGCCACACCTTCGGATATTGCCGCACATACTATCGGCATGCGTGTGCCAGGTATAGGCCAATTGCCGGTGCGCCAACCTTTCATGTTCGACATATTCCCGGTAGTTCCAACTACTTTGGAGTACGTGAAATACATTGACCAGGAAACAATAGCACGCGATGCCAAGAACTGCATTGACATTAACGCAATCACTCCGGCATCTTCTGTAACATGGAAGGAAAGGTCAATCCAAATCATGAAGACAAAGGATTTTATTCACGCCTCTGTTGACATGATAGAAGACTATGACTTCGTACAGGGTGAATTAAACAACCTTATAAACACTTCTGTTATCCTGAAAGTAGATGACAATCTACTGAATGGTGACGGCAGTTCACCTAACTGGCATGGAGTTGATGAAATTGCATCAGAGTTTGACGCAAGCAACACACTTGGTGGTACTATACCTGCATGGGCTGGCACCGTAAAAGAGCCAAATATATATGACTTGATTGTCGCTATGGCTTCGCAGATTATTGCAGCAGGCAAAGACAGTTCATGGGTTCCAAACTTTGTGCTTGTTAACACCATTGATAAGTACAAAAACATGCTGATTAAGGACAGCCAGGGCAGGTACCTGCTACCTCCATTCGTTACCGTTGTGAACAACAAAGAGGTAAGCATTGACGGTATGCAGATACGCAGCAACCCTAATGTACCTGCAAATAGCTTGTTTGTAATGGATTCAACAAAAGGCACTATCTACATGCGTAAAGGATTCGGCATGGAAATGAGCTATGAAAATGGCACAAACTTCCAAACTGAAACAGTAACCATTAAGGGTTACATGCGCGGCAACCTGTTAATCAGGAACGTTAATGCTAACGCATTCATGAAGTGTACCGACATTACATCCGCATTGGCAGACCTTGCAGTAGCATCAGTATAATATAATCACACATGGCAGCAATACTAACAATCAACGACTTTACAGGTGAAATTCTTATTGCCGGTTTAACCCGTGCATGGAACGAGGATTCAATCAGTGGCTTTATAAGTAAGTACGAAAGTGATTACATCTATAAGGCTATGGGTTACGCACTTGGTAAAGCCTTCATTGCGGGTATTGCTGCTGTAACTGTTGATCAGAAATGGACTGATATTCTAGAGGGTGCGGAATACTACAATGCAGATGGAAAGCTACGTAAGTGGGCGGGCCTACAGGCAGAAGGGGCAAACCCAATAGCCAACTATGTGTACTACTGGTATCAGCGTAATGCAGCTACAATAACAGGCACAGCCGGGGAGGGTACTGCGACTGTAGAGAATGCCACTAAGACCAGCTCAATTAACAAATCAGTTAGGGCGTGGAATGAAATGGCAGATATTACAGACTTGTTACGTGATTTCTTGGAGTACAAACTAGATGGTGACGATGTTGCAGTATATGACTATGACAGCGAAGAAGTACATTGTTTTGGTAGGATAAACACATTCAACTTATGAGCTACCCGAAACCGATTGTAGAAATGATTCAGGATGTTGTTACTGCAACTAGCGCGGTGGTGTTACCTACACTTACTGCCGAAGATGCTAACATCACGTTTCTGAATTACATGTACGGGCATCCGGTAGAAGTTATGAATGTACTTGCTGAGATGGAACGGAGCGAGGAGTACAGGGCAAAGAAATTTCCATGTATAATTTTGTTCCAGGACTTCACCGAAAGTATGGGCACAGTAGGCCCACATTATACACGCGCTACATTGAACATTGCCATTGCACATGCTACGAGGCCGGACATCATAGCTTCAGAGCGATACGCTAGCAGCTTTAAACCGATACTCTACCCAATTTATGAAGCATTCATTAAACAGATTGCATTGTATAACAGGTTTGAAGTAAGGTATAGAGACGTGCGAAATGTAGAACATCAGAAGATTGACCGCCTATTTTGGGGTAAAAACGGAACTA